AAGGGTATGAGAAACAATGCAGTTAACATAGAATTTTTACAAGAGAGAACAAAAAAACTTACAGAGGATGTAGAAAAATTAATTAGAAATGGAAATGGTCACCAATGATAGAGGTTGTATTTGCATTAATATTAGAATTAAACGGAAAGATGATAGAACATGTTTATAAAGATTCTTTACAAGCGTGCCTTTATTCAAAGCGCGTAGCTAAACAAGAAGTAAATCCAGAGCGAGTAGTCTTCAAATGTAAAAAAGTAGAAGCAGAAACAGAAGTCTACCAGGATAGAAAAAGAATCATAAGAATATTACCATGACAAAATTTTTTAAATTTAAAGCTGAAGTTGTTACAGGTAAATGTCCCACATGTGACGAACACACTCTGTTAGTTGGACTTTCAAAAGAGTATTATAGATGTATGACCTGCGGTGCAGATTTAGAACAACACATTAATGGTAAAATAAGTTATATACCATCAATGCATCCTAATACATTGAAGTCAGATTTAAAAAAGTATTTCGGCGATGGCGAAGAAGTTTAAAGATCATGTAGCACATGAACCTGTGCATCACAAAACATCGATTGGACGTCATCCGAGTCTTACAAAAATGAACAAAAAAAAACGAAAAAATTTTAAAAAATATCGTGGCCAAGGGAAATAATGAAAATAATATTAGTAATGTTTATATGCTCTGGAGTAGCACAAAATTGTATACCGCCTATAACTTCACCACAAATTTATAAGGATGAATATTCTTGTATGATGGCAGGTTACACAACAGCTGCTAGCATGACACAAGATATGGGGCCTGAAGAAGTTAACAAACACAATATCTATATAAAATTTGAGTGCCACAAATCTGACACATTACAACCTGGAATTGATTCTTAATGTCTGCTCGTCCCAAGAAAGGGACGAACAAACAAAAGGTGTGAGAAGAGATCTTTCTTTTATATTAAAAAAATAATACTTGCAATACTTGTTTTTGTATTGTAAATTCCCATATATGCAAATCATAAGAAAGGAAAACAATGGCAGACCCAAATAAATATAAATCTCTATCAGTCAAAAAAGATGACTGGGAGCAATTAGGTGTACTGGCAACTAAAACTAACAGAACAAGATCTACAATGATTGGAAGATTAATTAGATTTTTTAAAGATAATAAAGGTGTAAAGGCTAATGGGAAAAGTAATAAAGATAGCTAAGAATAAATGTATTTGTCCAACGTGTGATGGCAATGGTTATTTAAGAATTGCTACAGGCGATACATCTCTAGACTTTAGAGATAATAGTCAAGTTCATCAATGTTGGGATTGTGAATCTGAAGGTGAGTTAACGATAGAAGAACCGTCTTTAGAAGATTTAGAAACTAGTTCGAGGCTACAATGATTAAAAACTTTGTAGCCAAACTATTGAGAACACCAAAATATAAACAAAGGAAAGTAGAATCCAAAAAGAAATATAAAAGAAAGAAGAAAGTATCCGGATATTATTACGACTACGATGGTAAGGAACAGATACTTTATGACGATAACTAATGAACAAGCAGCTTACATTGCAGGACTCTTTGATGGTGAAGGAAGTATATACTTTGCAAGGAGACCTGAAAGAAAAAAGAAACACAAAGGACCTGGGTTTAGATATTCAAACTCACAAAGAATTAGTATGGAAGTAACGATGACAGATCAATCAGTGATACGTTGGATACACGAAGTATTAGGTGTTGGCACGGTTGTTAAGAAACCACGAAAAGGTTTTAGAAAAGATGGTACAAGATATTTAATGCAGTGGAAATGGCGTTGCACTTTTAGAGACGCGTTCTACGTGTGTTGTGTTTTGTGGCCCCACGCCCACACAAAGTTATCTAAGATTCAACAGATTATAGATCACTATCAAGGTAAATTAATGAATGACAAAGTAGTAAGTTTAGAAGATTATAAAATTAAAATGGCAATGGAATGAGTGTAGGTTTTGGATTTGGAATGTTAGCGGTAGGTTTGATTGCAATTACAATCGGAGCTATCGTTGCTTATATTATAATTAACAAGGTGTGTGATGAAAATAATACTGATAATTAGTTTTATATTTTTAATGGGATGTAGCGCGAAGTTTGATGGCTTTGATCCGACTACATCTGCTTTACGATGGATAATTACAAGTGAAAAAAATAATTAAATATATGTTAGAAAAAATATACCATTACTCTGGAGCCATTAATTCTTGGTCCTGGAGTAAATTATATAAAAATAGAAAAGAGGGTTACGGTTATGAAGAAGAATAATAATTATAGATACCCAAAGACGGTACGTGAAATGATAGAAGGTCAACGTCATTATATAATCAATGGCAAAGACAAACTACCCTCTGTCACTACAATATTGTCAGCGACTCAAAGCGAAGAGAAGCGCGAATCGTTACAAAGGTGGCGTGATAGAGTGGGAGAGGCTGAAGCAACGCGGATCGTGGATGAGAGTGGTGCACGGGGGACCGCGATGCACAAGATTCTTGAAAAATATGTCCTGGAACAAGGTTATCTTGATGAAACAGAAGTAGGTAAACAGGCCCACAACATGGCTATTAGAGTTATAGAACAGGGGTTATGTAATGTTACAGAATATTACGGCACAGAATGTACCTTATATTATCCTGGATTATACGCAGGCCAAACAGATTTGGTGGGTATACACAAAGGACAGGATGCAATCATAGACTTCAAACAAACAAACAAGCCAAAGAAAAAAGAATGGATTGGAGATTATTTTTTACAATTGGCAGCATATGCAATGGCACATAATTTTGTTTACAAAACAAAAATTACCAAAGGTGTGGTTATGATGTGTAGTAAAGATAATTTTTACCAAGAGTTTGTTGTTGAAGGTGAAGAGTTCCAACAATATAAATTTAACTTTTTAAGGAGGGTAGATGAGTACTTTAAATCAAGACATGAAAAGACTGGATAATATATCCAAAGCTTATTGGAAAACATCGGGTGAAGTAAGAGAGATGTGGGGTAAGAAATGGTATGAATTAGTAAAAACAATAGCAAGAAGAATAAGTAGGTTTTAATGAGTTTAAGACTGAGAGATCTACAACAAATTCTAGACAAATTCAGTAACGGCAACAAAGGCACAGCCATATCTGATTGTTTCATTTATATGGAAACAGATAACGGACAACTTGCTGAAGTGGGTAAAATAGAATTACAGGAGAGCAGATTAATAGGTAAGATCAATAGCTCTGCTGCTTGGCGTGTAGTTTTAAAACAAGACAAAAAATTTATTAGTCTACAATCTACGACGTATAAACAATGAAAGAATCCGTAACGGATAACGGTACCAAAGGTGCTAACCGGGAGACTGGGAGGCACCTTAGAATCGTTCTAAACTAGAAAGGATAAATATGGCTAAATCATTAAAAATAGTGGGTAAGAAAATATCTCCAAAACAATGGTCAAATCTTGTTTTAGAGTTGAATTTGATACGCAAGCAGTGGAAACCATATGCTACGTTTGATATTCAAGGCCCAGGAGTCAAAAGAATAGTGAAACATGGCACGAGTGTGGCAAAATATAGGTAAAATATGGGCAGATGTGCCAATGTATAGTAGAATATTTGAGCAAATTTTTTTTTCAGTGATAGAAAAAAACTCATGGCACAGTTGGCACAGGCTAAAATTAAGCTATTATCGTTGGTATATCTCACTAATAGGTGTGCCAAGGGTGTTGGCACAGCCTGGCACAGTAGTGTATTCGGCACGCGCGACCCTTTTTGTTTTTTTAAAAACTTTTTTGCTCAAAAATCTCACTTATAGTATAAGGTCCTATGCCTAGACACCCCAAAAAATCTAAATATAAATCTGTAGTTATAAAAAAGAAAAGATATTATTTTTATGAGATTCTTTGGGAGGACATCACGGCGGATGGAGGGCATGCTACAGCATTTGAATTCATGGGATTCTTACCAAGTAAAATGATAACAAGAGCGTATGTGTTTGAAAAAAACCACAAGTATGTCAGAACTTTTGCATCTTACGAAGTAAACGAAGAATTATTTAGTGATAGAAATGTATTTCCTAGATCGTGTATACTTAAAATGGAGAAAATAAGTGAAAAATAAAACCTTGACTAAGAATATGCCTGACGTAAAATGGAATGCGATACCACCAGTACGTGGGCCTAACCCACAAGGTATTGTAAGGAGTAAAAATGAAAGAGTTTTTAAGACAAACAAAAAGCCACGCAGACAGAGCACATAATATTGTGAATGGTTTTTTAAATAAACACCAAGGACTTATTCTTTTGATAATTTTATATTATCTAATTCGATTTCATCAGGCGTAATATTAATAATCTCTTTGTTGTCATCAAGAATCTTTTTAAGTTTATCTTTGATTTCATCTGTAGATAAATTATCTATGTTACCTGTCATTACAAGTTTTTGATCTACGTAAAGTCCACCAGCTTTACCACGGGCCACCTCTGCGTTCACCGCAGCAGACCAGGCTTTGTTTTTAAGAGATTCATTCCTAATTTTGGCTAACTCTGCAACATGTTTTTCAAAAGTAATGCCATATTTCTCCCTTACTTCTGCCCTTAATTCGCCAATATATTTAACAACCAAAGGGAAATATCTTGGGTTACGCATTTCTGATGCAGCTCTTCTGGCCCTTGTCTTGTATCCGGCTTCGTATGCACACTCCGCTGGGGACATTTTACCCTCATTATAAACTAGTAATTCTGCAAATTTACGTTGTTGATCTGTGAGTCTTTTTAATTGTGTCATGGTTGAAATTTACC